TGGGTCGGTCCGTAGGGAGGGGTCTTGACCCCTCCGTGGGCGTTTACGGACGGCATAGGGCTTGCCCACCGCCGCGCGGTAGGGGCGGCCTATATGCCGCCCGCGAGTTTATGCGGGATGCCGTTCGCCGGTTGTTGTTTTTCTTTCAACATTGGGCTGGCCATACGGTTGAAAATGTATCCTCGTTGCCGGGCATGGACGTTTGATAACCGACTGCATCCCACTTTGTTTTCGGTACGGCTACATCTGTGTTTTTAACAACATTTCGGACTTTTCCACCGCGGGGTTCTACAACTATAGGCAGTTTTCAACATTTTCAACAGGAAAATAAGGTCTGCAGAGAGCCTTTCGCAAAAAGTTCTGCTCGTTTTCTGCGAAACACCGTTATTTTATAGTTTTCCACAGTTTTCACGAGTTTTCCACAGGGAAAACCCCGGGAAACGGTGGAAAACCGGTTTTCCTGTGGAAAAGGGGTACCTGTAGGGGTGCCGGGCCGTGGTTACGCCTATATCTTGTTTACAAACGGTTCATTTTTGCCCCTTGTATAGCCGGTTGTGAACGGTGGAAAAATAAGAGTTTTCAACACGGTTGTGGAAAACGGTGTGGAAAAAGGCCATGTCACTGTCGGGCAAGGCAGTTTTAACATGAATGTCTATTCCATGACCTCCACGGTCGAGGAAACGAAAGCTCTGGTGGAAAAAATGTTCAACGCATTATCCGATGGCAGCGATGAGTGACAAAAAGTACGAAGAGAAATACTCGTGGGAGGATATTAAGTTTACCATTGGATTTGAGGACAAGAACGGGAGCCCGATCGATGCCGAGACGAAGAAGTTTAAGTTCATCTACAAGGACGAGGCCGGTTGTTGTTGCGAAGTGAGCTACGACGGGAAGACACGTAAGAACTGTGTGTTCCGTGACGGCGTGCTGTACGGCATATTCAATTCCGGAACTTTCCGCTATGGCTTGCTCACGGTCGAGAGGCATTACTGGATAGAGGATGCCGATTTCGATGACGGCAAATGGGACTATGGCGATGTTTACAAAACCAATATAATCATCAAGTGATATGGCTGATAGTGATTGCATAATTGTTCATGAGCAGGTGGTAGTGCCCGATGCCGCCGTGGTGGAAGAAATGGTTGCCCTGCCCGGTGAAAAAGGTGACAAGGGAGACCCTTTTACCTACGACGATTTTACGCCGGAGCAAATCGCCGAGCTTCAACGCCCTGCGACAGAGGCGGCGGCAGTCGCCAATCAAGCGGCTGAAAATGCCAATAAAGCGACCTCGGATATAAAGGCTCTCGGTGTCAAGTTGACGGCAGAAGAAGCAAAACGGGAATCTGCTGAAAGCGGCCGTGCCTCGGCAGAGAGTGAGAGAGCCGAAGCGGAATTCCAAAGAGAGACGAGTTTTTCCCAAATGCAAACTACGCTCGAAGGACTTATTTCCGATACAAACACAGCCACATCGAACGCTAACACGGCGGCGGGAAATGCGGAGAATGCCGCAACGGCAGCGAACAATTCGGCAACTCTCGCTAATGAGGCGGCTGATAAAGCGAACCAAGCGGTGGAGAGCATAGACGATAAAATCTCCGGGAAACAAGACAGATTGATTAGTGGAGAAAACGTCGAAATAAAAGACAATGTTATTTCTGCGCAGGGGATAAACGGGAAATTATTCGAAGATACGAGTAAAACCTACCAGCTGTATTATTTTAAAAACGGTTTGTTTTTTTATTGCAACAAGGATAGCAGGCTTGCCTGTTGGAATGAACAGACAGGAGAAGATACTGTTTATGATGAAATCACGTTAAATATACATTCATATCTCTATAATAGAAACTCTTGCTTCGTTTATAAAGACGGTAAAATCATTGTACCTAACAGTAGTGCCATCACCTGCTGGGATTTAGATACACGAACTAAGATATGGACTTTATCAGAACAGTACTATAATTGCAACTTCATCGAATATAAGGACTTCGTATATTTTTACAAGAATGATGGCGTTCTACGACTAATAGACTTTGAAACCGGTCTCACTGAAAAAGAATTCGATCTGAAAGAATTGTCCGGAGCCTCCATTTCAGATATTCAGAATTTCGGGCAATGCGAATACAACGGATTCAATTATTTCCTGTCGTACAGTAATTTGTTTAAAATCGACAGTTCCAACGGCGATATTTCATTTGTAGGGAAAATAGAAGGTTCAGGATATAACATTATCGTCTATTTCAACAGTGCGGCTTATGTTATCAGCCATCAAAAGATTTGTACGATAGAGATGTCAAACATAGAGAACGGAACTCTTGCCAAGAAAAACGAAGCGGGATATACCATGAATACTTATGTCAATGTTTCCCCAAGCGATTCATTGATGGGCAATGCGATTTATGGTTATAGATATAAACTCACTTTCAACAGCTTGTACTACAATATTTATGTATATGCAGATATAAATATGGACGAATATGTCGGGAGAGTGATAAAAGGAGATTTCGGGTATATTCAGATACCTAACCCGAATTTGGGAAATGGAAAACTTCTGTATCCGAGGTATAAAAAATTCAATTGATATGATACAAGTTAAAATATACGACGAAAGAGTCACTAATATTTATTATGGCGAAACCCTGATAGAAGGATTCATACGAATAGAATCTATCCCATCTCCCGAGGAGATACCCGGAAAAATACCCGTGATGTATTACCGGAACGGGGCGATAGTCTATGAGTACGAGGAAGCACCGGAAGCGACGGAGGACGACACGGGAACACCACCTGCCCAAATAGACTACGGAGAAACGGTAAACGGATTGATTCGTCGGAAATATAC